CATAGTGTCGTCTCCTATGGAAGTAGCCCTCATCCTAGAAATGATAGGCTCGTCTTCTATCCAATTAACATGGAGTGTCATGGATATCGTTCCGTTTATTTTTCACCTCCTTAGTTTCATTTAGTTGGAAAAAAAAGGTGGGGGCACTGACACCCCCACCAAAAGGAGAAAAACATTGGTATCTAGCTTAGTTGTGTAATCTAGTACAACTCTTAAGCAGTGAATGTAGTAAATTAGCGTCAGTGCTAATCTCTAACCCACATTCACTAGCTTGATTCATTCCCCTAACGCTGAAACCAACCTTGGACCCGAGTTGATATTTTCTGTCTTGCTCATCAACAGCAATTGGATAATACCAACCCCCTCCGTTAGTTATCATTGTTATGGATACAATCTGAACCGTTCTATCGTGTGAAACGATAGAATCAAAGTGTAAGTTCATTTGAACTCCCTTCAATGTATTTCTTTATTGATTGCCGAAGCAATCTCATCTCTTTTGAGACCTTAGAAAGTTTGACCCTTTTTCTGTGGGTGCTAGGCTTAGCCGTTTCCCACTTCTCCAGATTTCTCTGTCTAGTCAGTGCTGAGGGTGGAGAACCTTGAATGCTGATTGTGTTCTCAATGCCTCAATAAAATTAAGTATATAAAAGTTGGGAACTAAAACCAACTCAATATAAAAAAATAAAAATTACGATTTGACAAACTCTGCAAAAAGTGCTAACGAAAAAAAATCCGTAATGAAAATAATTTTTAAAACGACTTGACAAATTTGACCGGCAAGCTCGCAAGCTCGTTGGCATACGCCAACCGGTCGCCCTTTGATTACAGCATCAGAAGTGCGAAACTTGGGATTCAAATAGGGGCTGGATTATCCAACCCCTATTTATCGCATATGTATTAAGGGAGATACATACAAAGTCTTGGTGGTGCTCTCGTGTATTTTACTTTACTTTACTTTTTTATTACAGGTCTAACTACATACTTCCAGAATGTTACGACTGTTACTATGTAACACCACCATAGAATAAAATCTAAAGTGTTAAGTACGCCTTCGCCTGTAATGTCTAACAATTCAAACATTATCTTCGATATTGCTTGGATTTAGTTTGTAACGCTCTTTCGAAATTGTCGATACCACAACAACCTCGTAAAGCGTCATTTAACTTACCATTGTTAGCGAGTGCTTGATACTCATCAAGAGTAAATAAATGCTCGCTGTATTTTTTAGGTCGATATGATTTGTTAGGATTACCCAACACATAGCCTTTTTTGTTTACATCAATCATATAAACAAAACCGACCGAGCCTTTAGTACGACAGAAACCGATAAAATCTATCGGTGTACCTCGTTGATAAAGTAACTCATCACCTTTTTTTATGTTGTCTAAAACATAACCTAATACTGTTTCATTCATTTTGTATCTCTCTTTCTACAAGAGCACCACCAAAACTTCGTTGCTCGTTTTTTTTCTATTGCTCGCCTCTGCAATCTTGAGTTGCTATTTCAATTGTCTAACTCAAAAACAATATATAAATATCTTATAAAAATTAGGAATAAAAAACAACTCATTATATAAATAGTTTGATAACCGATTTGACAACCCGAGGGCGGTCCCGACTGCATAGTCGAACCCGCCTGGCGTTTGGATTCTATTTAGGATAAAAATTGGGATTGAATGTGTCATAAGGTAAATATGGATTGTAAATATGACGCTAGGTTGCGAGGCTTTCGCCTCGCTTTCCTAGTTACGATTAGTTAAAATCGTTTTGTAGTTCTTCTAGAAACCTAACATCTCTTACATCAGGCTTACCATCAGGACCCCAAAAGACAGTGTCTTTGATTAAGTTAATCTCGTCTTCGGTATATCCTAGAAGCAATCCTAGCTTTGTAATCTTTCGAAGGTTCCTGTGCATCTCTGCATGGTCTGCCTCGTAGTTTACTCGTGCCTCTGCTCTTTCTATCGGGTCAGAAATTGTATTTTTCTTTTCCCTGTATGTATCACAAGCCACCTTGTACAAGTGGGCTGTTTCTACAGCTTCAGCAAGTTTTTCCTTGTTAGTATCTAGTCTTAATCTTCCGATTATTCTTTTTGGTTTCATTTTGTATCTCCTTTTTCTTGAGTTTCTTTTTGAAACTCTTTATATAAAAAGTTTAACAGAAAAAAAACATTACAAAAAAAAATATAAAATTTCTTTGAATTTAATTTGACAATTTTCACCGGCAAGCTCGCAAGCTCGTGGCTAATGCGCCACCGGTCGAATTTGTAAAAGCCTACTGGGGTAGGGGTACCTACAAAATCGCTAGTACTAATACAAAAACGAGGTTTAGCTCCGCGCACAAATTTTTATGGAAATCGATGTCATCTCAGATATGCAGGTATACTTAGCCTATGGATATAGAGAATTTTAAGCCCCAACTACCTGCTGGGAAAACCGAAATAGCAATGGAGGAAGCTGTCACCCCTTTACCTGCCTCTGGGGGTCGTCCTAGTAAACTAACTCCCAAAGTATTGGAAGATATCGTTAAGTGGTTGAAGTTAGGCTACTACCAGGAGGATGCAGCGGTTATGGCAGGAATTAGCAAAAGTACATTTTATGGGTGGTTAAAGAAAGCTGAGGATGGAGATGATAGGTTTTTGGAGTTTTCGGACGCAGTAAAAAAGGCGCGTGCCGAGTCGGAGGGCGCACATATCATGAATATCCGTAAAGCAGCTGATAATGGCGTATGGCAGGCTTCAGCGTGGTTCTTGGAGCGTTCCTTTCCAGGTAAGTGGGGTAAGAAGAACCCTGACCTCATATCTGAGGATTCTGACGAACCTGTAGAGTTTGTTATAAAATACGCAGATTCTTAGTATCCCCCACAATTTTTTATGAAAATCCGCATCGTCTGATATAGGCATTCTAAATATAGGAAAATTTGTCTGGGTCTATATATTTATAAGAACTTTTCCCCTATGGGTATGCAATATACCCCTATCCCCCAAAAAAAAATTTTTTTCGCACATTTGTTCTATAGGGTTTCTTACATAATGCTTTTATTCCCCCCGGGCGGGGGAGTGGTCTTAAGTCAGTAAAGGATTGTATAGCGAAGCCTTATTTTTTTCACAAGGTCAATAGTTTGTGATTAATATTTCACAAGCGCACTAGTTTGTGCATATAAAAACAATATCTAAAAATGTATGATACTCTTATCAAACTTATGGTTAAAGATTTTATAGTTTTCGGTATGAGATTCAAGAAAAATGGAGATAACATCATAAGAATATCTGGTGGCGCAGTCTTTGACAGTTGGTACATTACAGACCATAATAAAGATATAAAAGAAATCGTTATAGAAAGAATGTTAGAAAATCATTATCTGTATAAAGATATTCTCAAAACTCTATAATAAAAAACTAGATTAGTAAAAGGTAGGTTAAGATAAGAATGTCGGCTCCACTAACCGATATCCTCCCATCACCGGCTAACCTTTCGGGGTTAGCCACATACAATGGAAGTCCGTGCAAATGATATCGTGGGAACCTGACAAAGAAACTTTCCAGGAGTTTAAAAAAAGAAAAACTTCTCGAACAGCCGGAATGGGACAAAAGAAGCCGGATAGTGCAAAGAGACCAAATTTATCTAGTCTAAGAAAAAAAGCTCTTAAGAGAGCAAAATACAAATGTGAGTGGTCTAACTGCAATGATGGTAAATGGTTAGAGATGGCACACCTAGTAGGTATCGGTATGGGTGGCAAAAATAATTCAAAAGCAAACGATATAAACAATGTGATGATTATGTGTAAGTTTCATCACGATATGTATGATGGAAGAACAATCGGTAAAAAGAGAGAATATACTGAACTCTTGATTGAACTTGTTAGGTTAAAATATAAACAATGATATTTGAAGAGTTATTAGAAAAAAATCCAAAGGCACTTATCTGGGAAGGATTTGACCAAGCCTATATTGGATATACTTATAGTCATATAGAAAAAGAACCTGTAGCTGTTTATGACTACTACACAATGCTTGATTTAGTTATTGACGGTATATTCGAAACAGAAGATAATGTTACAGATGACGAAGCTTTTAATCTAGCCATAGAACATTTAGATTACAATGTTATAGGCGGAAGTCTTGGTGAGTTTACACCAGTAGTTATGTACAAAGATGGTTAACAATAAGTATGTACCCAAACTACCTGCTTTACATCCAGGTCAATTAGAAGTAGCAAAGAATCCTGCTCGTTGGAAAATACTTTGTGCAGGCAGGCGATTTGGTAAAACTAGACTTGGTGTACAAATGTGTATGGAGGTTGCCTTACGAGGTGGTAGAGCTTGGTGGGTAGCTCCTACATTTTCAATTGCAAGAGTTGGTTGGCGAGACATCGCTGCTAGTGCAAAATCATTTCCAAAAGAAATAGAACCAAAAGTATCCCTAGCTAATATGCAAATAGATTTAGCTAATGGTGGTTCTATTGCAGTAAGGTCTGCAGATAATCCACAAAGACTTCGTGGTGAAGGTTTGGACTTTCTTGTTATGGATGAGGCTGCATTCGTAAAGCCAGAAGTTTGGGCAGAAGTATTACGACCTACACTTACTGAAAGAAGAGGTTCTGCTTTATTTATATCTACTCCTATTGGAAGAGATAACTGGTTTTTTGATTTATGGGAAACAGCAGAAGATGGTGAGAACTGGGCAAGATTTAGATTTGCTACTACAGACAATCCTGCAATAGACCCTGAAGAAGTTGAAGCAGCAAGAACAGAAGTTGGTTCAATAGTTTTTGCACAAGAGTATTTAGCTGAGTTTGTTGATGCAGGTCAAGGTATGCTCAAACCTGAATGGTTAAGATACTTTGCTTTAATACCAGATAACAATGGAAGACTTAAGTGTCATGTTGATGGTTCTGAATATTACCTTGATGCTTTAGATAAGTATGGAGTAGTGGATTTAGCTACTACTAAAAATAAAGACTCTGACTATACAGTAATAACATCTTTCGCAAGAACTCCTGATAATCGTTTACTTGTTATTGATATGCTTAGAAGTAAGATGGAGGGACCTGACATCATCCCTGCTATAAAACGAGCAATCGATAAAAATAAGCTACAATATGTAGGTATAGAACGCCAAGGTTTTCAAACTACGATTATTCAGATGGCGCAACGGTCTGGTATTCGTGTTAAAAATCTTAAGACTGATAAAGATAAAGTCACAAGAGCACTTCCTCTTGCAGCGAGAATGGAATCTGGTGATGTCTACTTACAAAGAGATACGCATTGGCTTCCAGAAGTTGAAAGAGAAATAATGACTTTTCCTGCAGGAGCTCATGATGATATTATCGATACTCTTTCTTACGGAGTTCAACTGCTACAAGAGAAAAGAAGCTGGAGCGCATATTAATGGCTGAGAACAAGTCAAGGTTTGAAAGAGCGATAGATTGGTTGAACACACCAACTGACGCAAGAATAAGAAGAGAACAAAAAGGTTTATTAATAAATCAATCAGAGTATTCCTACTTAAATCAAGCAGTTATGGGATACAATACTCAATCAGGTTATTTTGACCATAAGAAACTTGCTGAATTAGGAGATGGTACAGGTAACTCAGCAGTCATTGCATGTTTGCAAGTTTTAGCTACAGCTTTTGCAGAACCATCATTATTAGTTTCATCAAGAAACTCTGAGGGTGATTATGAAAGAGATATGAATCATCCTTTAGTTCAATTATTTAGAAGACCTAATCCTTACATGACACAACAATTATTAGCAAACTATATAGTTACATCTCTTAATGCAAATGGCGATTCTTTTATTTATATGAACAGAAACAATAGAGGTCAAGTTGTAGAACTAGTTCCACTAATGCCACATCTTGTTGAAGCAAAAGGTAACGAAAACGAACTTATAACTCATTATCAATATCAACCACAGGGCGGTGTACAGGGTGAAGACTCTGTAAAAATACTAAAGAAAGATATGATTCATTTACGCCAAAATGTTGACCCAAACAACATGAGGCGAGGTCTTGCTCCACTTAGAGGCGTTCTAAGAGAAATAGCAGGAGACGAAGCTGCTGGACAATATACAGCTGCTTTGTTACACAACATGGCGATACCCGGAGTTATCCTATCTCCAAGAGATGATGCAATGGGTGGTCCAACTAGAGAAGAAGCTGAAGCAATCTCTGAAATGTACAAAGAGAAATTCGGTGGTAAGAACAGAGGTGCTCCTATGGTCTTATCAGGTGCTATGAATGTAGAAGTAGTATCTTTTTCTCCAGACCAGATGAAGTTAGCTGAACTAAGAAGAATACCAGAAGAAAGAGTCGCAGCAGTACTTGGCGTTCCAGCTGTGCTTGCAGGACTTGGTGCTGGTTTAGATGCAGCAACTTTTAATAATACAAAAGAACTAAGAGAGTTCTTTACTGAGTCAAAACTAGTCCCAATGTGGACTATGGTTGCGCAAGAAATGACTCATCAATTGTTACGACCAGAGTTCAACGGCAACGACAATCAATACTGTGAGTTTGATGTCGGTAATGTTCGAGCTTTAGCTGATGACAAAGACAATCTCTACAAACGCATGAATACTGCCGTACAAGGGGGTTGGGTAACAATTGGCGAAGCTAGAAAAGTCGTAGGTCTTGAAGCAGACGATAGACATGATGTTTATCTAAGACCTTTGAATATGATTCAAGTTACAGAAGATGGTTCACCACTTCTTAATGATTCAGAACCTGCAACGGATAATAACAATGATGAGAAAAATCTAACAACCCTTGACTTACCGCCAGAAGTTGAAAGAACTGATGAAATTATTGGAACGCCTACTGGATATGAAATGGAAGGTAAGTATATTGCAGAAATGCCTAATGGTGCTTATTGTGTCATAAGCCATGATGATGGAAAAGTGATAAAATGTTTTGATACCAGGAGAGAGGCAGAGAACTTTTTAAATAATAAGAAGCAAGGAGATATCGAAGAAATAAAAGTCTCACTAGAAGAAGCAGAAGTAATGTATGAACGAGGCGATGAATTACACAGTCCAGAAGAAAAGAAAACAAACTTTCCAAGAAGTGGAGATGACCAAAAAATAACATTATCTAATTCACAACATCCACAATTTCCTGACTTTGCATATGTAAAAGATTTAAAAGATAACTATCCAGAGATATGGAGAAGAGCAGGTACCGGTGGTAATCCTCCAACTTCTTTTACTGGTAATGATGCTTTTAATAGATGGTCAGCTTATAAAAAAGGTGACAGAAGTGAATCTATTCTTAACTGGATTAAAAGACGAGAAAGATTTATGAATAGACATAAAGGTAATACAAAACTAAATGGGACTATTGCCGTTATGAAATGGGGTGGTGTTACAGCTAGTGGAGTTTCTGCTATGAAAAAAGTAGTTAACGATTATAAAAAAGTAGTAAGACAAAGAAGAAAGAAAGCGATTGGTATGGCTGAAGAAATAGTAATGAAGCAACTTTCTGCAAGAGTTAGAAAAGCTCTACAGAAAAAAGTTGAAGACCACAATAAAAAGAATCCAAAACATAGAGCAACATTAAGAATGTTATCTGCAGTATTTAGAAGAGGTGTTGGAGCATATAGAACTTCACCAGGTTCTGTAAGAGGTAATGTAACCTCAGCAGACCAATGGGCAATGGCTAGAGTGAATGGTTTCTTAAGAGCATTAAGAACTGGTAGATTTAGAAGAAAACCTTATGACCAAGATTTACTTCCTAGCTCACATCCATTATCTTCTAAGAGTTCTGGTAACAAAGCAGAATCTGTAAGAGTAGGACAAGCTGTTAGTTGGTCAATCAACAAAGACCCAGACCCACCATCAGTTGTACATGGTATAGTTACTTCAGTTAACAACGCAGACAAAGAAGCAACAATGGTTGTATGGGCTAGACTAGAAAATGGCGACCATCAAAAGACTGATAGAAAAGTAACAATGCCGATATCAAAACTCAGAATTATATCGGACTTTCGACAATAAAAAACTAAAATCCTAAAACATATCATATAATAATTAAGACGCGCATCTCAAATAAAGTATTGTACAATATTGAGGAAGTATGGATAACGAATCTAAAAATATAGATATAGAGTTAAAAGACGACTCTGGACAAGTTGAAGCAGTCTTTAGTATATTCAACTCATTAGATAGCGATGGAGATGTAGTAGTCCCAGGTGCTGTCAAATCAGGTTTTAAAAATAATCAAGTTCCTATGGTGTGGTCTCACAAATGGGATATGCCAATAGGCAAAGGAACAATCACACAAGATGATGATAAGGCTGTATTCAAAGGTGAATTTTTTATGGATACAGATTCTGGTAAAGAAGCTTATAACCTAGTAAAGAATATGGGTGACATGCAACAATGGTCATTCGGTTACAAAGTTAATGACTCTGAGTTTCATAAAACAAAAGTAAATGAAGATGAAGAAGCTCATGCTAGATATCTAAAAGATTTAACAGTTTATGAAGTATCCCCAGTTCTTGTTGGTGCAAATCAAGATACTTACACACTAGCTATCAAAAGCAATAAAGAATTATTAAAAGAGATAGCTAAAGAACAGGAAGAAGAAAAAGCAGCTTTGAAAACAGACATGTTTGATAATCCAGGCGAAGCTATGGAAAGGTCAAAACAAATGTCATGTGCAGTTGGTATTCATACTCACGAATCAGGCGGTAAAACCGTTTTCATGCCTTGTAAAACTCATGAAGAATATGAGGAGGCAATCAAAAAAGGTTATGACGATGACGATGAGGATGACGACAAAAAAGGATACGGAGATGACCAAGAAGATATGAAGTCTTGTAAATATCACGAAGGAGGTCGTTGTATGAAAGAATACGATGATGATGGTAAAAAATCATCAGAAGAAGATTTAGAGGTTTCAGAAGAAAGCAAGTCTTTCTCTGAAGAAGTCAAAGATGTGCTTGCTGCATTGGATGACTTAGTATCTCGAGCAAAAGCAATAGCTATGTTAAGAGATAAAGATGGAAGGAAATTAGGCGCAAAAGCCACTGAAGCACTTCGTGCAGTCGCAGATGACTTAAACGATGCTTGGTCCGAGATTGATGAGTTCATAGGAAATGTCGGAACTGACGGTGCTTTAGAGTTAGAAATAGAAGAAGAACTTGTGGAAGATGAACAATCTGAAGAAGTTGCTGAGGCTTCAACTGATACTATTGATGTTGAAACAGAAGCTGAAGTAGAGGAAGAAACTGTAACAGAGGAACCTGTTGTAGAAGAACCTGAGTCTGAAGATTCTGAAGAAGATACTCCAGAAGATAACACTGAATCAGCTAACGATGAGGAATTTGATGCCGAGTGGGTAAGAGCTCAACAATTAATTGCTGAGTCTCTAGCCGAAGAAATAGAAGAAGTATAAGTTAAATATTGGAGTAAAACAATGAGTGAAGTTAAAGAACTCATGGACAAAATTGCTGCAAAAAGAACTGAGCTTAAAGAAGTATTCGAGTCTACTGAAGACGGCAAGTACACCTCCGAACAAAAAGAGGAAATCAAAAAAAGAAATGATGAACTTGCTGAATTAGTAGAAGATGTTTCCATTGAGAAGAAAAAACTTCAAAATGAAAAAGCATTAGAAGATGATTCAAAGCCAGTTTCTGAAATGCCTCAACCTGCAGAAGCAGTAGAAGCAAAATCAGTAGGTGAGCAATTTGTTCAGACCGATGCTTATAAAAATTATTTAAGCAGCGGTGTTAAAGGTGTTGACTCTCACATAGAGACAAAAACAACTTTAACAACCACAGGATATCCACCAGAGACCTTGCGTCAACCGGGTATCTTAGAAACTGCTCTCAGAGACCCAAATGCTGTCATCAATTTATTTGATGTAATCAACACAGACCAAAATGCTTTCTCTTACTTAGAAGAGACAACATTTACAAACAATGCTGCAGAAGCAGCAGAAGGTTCTGCAGTTGGTGAGGCAGCTTTGGCATTCACAGAGAAGACAGAATCAATCCGTAAAATGGGTGTATTTATCCCAGTTACAGATGAATTATTAGCTGATGAAGCTGGTATTCAAGGTTACTTGAACAGCAGACTTCAAACAATGATTCGTTTAAGATTAGACAGTCAGCTCCTTTCTGGAGATGGTACTGCACCTAACTTAGAAGGAATATTAGACGCTGGTAAATCAAGTGTTGGTTCATCCGACTTTAATAGTTACAATGGTAACTTAGGAAGAATTGGCGCAATTTACAATGCAATTACTGATATTAGAGTAAATGCGTTTACAGAGCCAGATGCAATTATTATGCACCCTAACGACTGGAACCAAATTGTAACATCAGTTACTGATGTAACAACTTCAGGTTCAAAGAACCCATTGTTCGTAGTCGCTGGCGGATTTGGTGCAGATGCTGCGCCAACAATCTGGGGTCTAAGAGTTATCCCTACTACTGCAATTTCCAACAACACAGTGCTTGTTGGTAAATTCGGTGGCGGTGAAGCAGCTAATGTTGTTATGAGACAAGGTATGGAATTAGCCGTATCTGATTCACATAGCGATTTCTTTACAAAGAATCAATTAGCTATTAGAGCTACAATGAGAGTCGGTTTCCCTGTTTACAGGCAAGCAGCTTTCCACAAAATACTAAATATGTAATATCTAGTATTTGGATATTTGAAGAGAGCCGGTTAAACCGGCTTTCTTCTTTTTATAGGGTAAAATGATTTCATTATGTCAGATTATATAAAACCAGAAAAAAGCATTTGGAAATTAGCAGACGGTACAATTTGGGAAGGTGCTCAAGCAGAGCTTCCTAAATCAAACGCTTCTCTAATAGCAAAAGCTGGAAACGAGTATCCAACCGCTTGGCTTAAAGAACAAGGTTGGGGAAAGAAAGCTCCTGCTAAGAAAGCTCCTGCAAAAAAAGCTCCTGCTGAAAAAGCAGCAGCAAAAAAACCTGCTGAAACCAAAGCTGTCAAAAAAGAAGAAGTCGAAGACAAGTAAGGAGTCTGAATGGCTCTTTGTAGCGTAAGTGAAGTAGAAAGATTTCTAGAAATAGATGTTGATACTACTTTACAAAATCATATTGAATTTACTTTTATACCGTATGTAGATGCAGCTATAAAAAGATTTTTAGGTTACGATGTTGAACAACAAACCTACACAGAAGTCTTTGATGGTAACGAACAACAAGATTTATTCTTAAGACATATCCCTATAGCTTCTATAACTTCTGTAACTGAAGATAGCAATACATTAGTATCTGGTAATGAAAAAGATTATGTGCATTACTCAAATGGAAGACTTAGAAGAATTGTTGTAAGGTGGTCTGGTATAAAACCACAGAATGTATCTGTAACATATGTAGGTGGTTATGCTGCTGCAGATATACCAAAATCAATTAGTCTTACTTCAGCTAGAGCTACGGCAAGATTATTCATGACATCTTTACAAACATCTGCAAAAGCAGATACAGGAACAGTATCATCTCACTTAAGTGATAATACAAATACAACAGGTTTTGACATTGCGCTTTCAGAAAGAATAGGTGACTATGATGTATCTTTTGCTGATGTCGTGATTCAGAATTTACAACCAGTTTTAACAAATGCGGATATGGCAATACTTCAACCATTCAGAAGTAGATTTTTTGTTTAATGTAACTAATATGAAAGAGGATATTTATGGTACACAGGAAAGCGCCTACATTAGAAGAAGCTACAGAGTTATTCAAAAGTAACCCTGAAAAAATGCTCAATGACTGGGCAGAAGAATGGGGTGTTACACATGAAAGAGTTAGACAGCTTAGGATAGCTTCTGGCGTACCTCAAAGAGGTGCATACAACGAAGAAACAGCAGAAGCAATACTTGATATTATTAGAACAGGCAGAGGAGGTTTATCTACACCTAGAACTTATCAAGAGCAAATAATTGGTTATGAAAGATTCAAAACATGGATTGAAGAAGTTGAAGGATTACAAGAAAGAGTAACTCAAGCTCAAGAAGAAGCAAAGAAATTTTTAACAGACCCAATAGAAAAACAATGTAAATATTGCAGGACTTGGTTAGAAGTAGAAAAATTTGCTAGAAATCAAAAGTATCTTGATGGATATACAAAGTTTTGTAAAGATTGTTTGGAATATATAAAAGAACAAAAAGCAAATATGGGTGATGAAAAAAGTAAAACTTGTTTGGGTTGTAAAGAAACTTTGCCAATATCAAACTTTACTAAAAATGTAAATTCAAAAGATGGTTATAAAATATTTTGTAAAAAATGTCACACTTCAGATAAAAAGAAAAAAAGAAGACGCAATGCCAAGATATGATTATCAATGTATAAGCGAAGAATGCAAACTAAATGCAGAGATTTCTCATTCAATTAATTCAGACCCAGAAATAAAATGTCCTTCATGCAAATCAGTAATGAAAAGATTAATATCTAGAAATGTAATGTTTGAAACACCAGTAGATGTTGAATGGGAGAAAGACCCATCAGACTTAACTGAAAAATCTTTCAGACAATTTGAAAAAGCAAAGAAAACTAAATATAGATGGTAAAAGAAGAATTAGAAGATATACAAAATGGTAATGGTAGATACTATCTAAAATTTGCATCGTATGCTGTTAACTCTGACCCAATCAATGACAATGTCAATCATGTAACTTGCATAGTACCAACTAAAGAATTTGCAGTTGATAGACCAGGACAAAAACAAATATTTCCTATTCATCAAGATGTAATTCAAACAGAAGTATTACCTGATGCACAGAAAGAAGTTTTAGCTTCTATAAAAGAACATTCTGGAGAATCAGGAGTATTACATTTAAAATCTCAAGGTATAACAATTTATGCAGAATATGTAAAAATAAACGAAAGCGATAAAACAATAAGAATTAGTATTGAGGATTTTTATAATGAAGGTATTGTTGATGGCTCAGCTTTTTATAATATTATAAAAGATATACCATCAGATGACTTTCCAAAAAAAAGTTATGTAGTGGTTAACATAAGTGTTGGTTTAAATCACAGACATACTTCAGATATCATTAAAGCAAAAAATAAAAAACTTAGAAAAAGTAAAGAAGTAAAACTAACAAGAAATGATTTTCAATGGATACAGGACATTGTTGATAATACTAACTACAAAGATAAAATTGATGTAGTTACTGTTTTGTCTTTAATAAATTTATTTAGAGGTAACACTTACGATGCTGATGTAGATAGCCAACCTATAAATAGTTATTCTGACCCAGAACTAGTTATACAAGATTATAAAAAGAACAAAGATGAATTTAAAAAATATGCAGATATACTTCCAGATATTTTATATTTTTACGACTATCTAAATGTTATGGGTCAAGAAATCTGGACATCTAAAAATGGTTCTTTAGCAAGTTCAGGATTATCTTTACCGTACAAACAAAAATTTTACGAGTTTCCTATGCTAAATAAAAAATTAGATTACAAATTTCATGATGGTGTCGCGTATTCAATTCTTAATGGTCTAAGGATGTATATTATATATCTTGATAACAAAGCTACTTGGTCTAAAGATGTAGAAGTTATTAAAAAAATATTTTTAACTATTCTGCCTGAACTTATAAAAATAGTAAGAAATCATAATAAACAAATTGGTTACAACACACACTTACTCGGCAAAAGCAAACTACTTTACAGTATTATGTATAAAGAATTGCTCATGGGTGATATGTTAAATCAATTTCAGTAATCTTATAGTAAAGTGGTCATATGCCTTTACGACATAGATATTTACCGGAAACAGTTACAGTTCAAACAGTTAGTGAATCCTCTGTGGATGAAAGAGGACTTCCTAGTTCTCAATGGGCTGACACTTTTACAAATGTAAAAGTAAAGTTTGAAAGTCAAGGTATAGAAGAAGATAGAGATGGTAGAAATACAACTATAGAAACTTTTAATGTTTATGTTGAACAAGATGTGGCAATCGTACCAGGAGATAGATTAGTAAAAGGTGGTAGTGAATATCACGAAATAATCAATGTGATGGATGTAAAGGATAGGTACGGTAAGGAGTGTTATAAAATGCTCCAAACATTAGTGAGAACCTAATGCCAAGCTATTTCAGTTTTGGTAAAACAAAAGTAAAAGCCGATAAAAGAGCCGGTCGTAAAGGTAAATTATTAGGTGGTTTTCGAGACGACCTATACAAATTTGGTAAAGTATCTGGTGAAGTAAATGCTTTCTTACAAAATCCATTTTTACAATCATCAAGAAGAACTGCGTATACTACTGCAAGAGCTGCAGGTACTTTATCTGCTTTAACAACTGGAGATTTCAAAAGAAAGTATGGTTCTGTACAAAGCTCAATAATTCGTGGTTCTAGAATAGCAACAGGTAGATTAAGTGGTTTAGCTATACAACAAGTTGTTCCGAGGTCTTTGGGACCTATCATGGGAAGACAGGTAAGAAGAGAGCTAGGTAAATACATCTCATCAAGTCCTTTTTACAGAAACCTAAATAAAAAAATAGAAAGCACTGTAGCTGGTTTTTTTAACTCCTACGCTCAACCCCAATACAATCATGTAGTCAAGTCAATGAATACAAGAGAATTTATGGATTTTCAAATAGCAAGAAATGAAGACTTAATTAGAAGGTCTGCACCTGATATTTCTTCTGGTCAATACATGTTAGGAGTAGGAGCACAAGACTTGGGTTTGAATATCAAAGATAAATATCTAGACCAAACAATGTATGACGAAGATAGAGGACAAGTGTTTGATGAAAATTTTACAATAAGGTCAATGATAAAACCTGGAAGAAATGCAGAATATAAAACAATGGATGTTTTTGGATTTTCTGAGCCAGGGCAAGCAAGAGAGTTTTTGTTGAAATCAATTCATAGACAATTTGTAAAAGAGGGTAAATCTAAAAAATATTTATTTAAAGGTGGCATAAGAATTGGTTCAAGTAGAAAAAATGGTACAAAAGCTGATTTGTTTCCTTGGATATGGTTAGTAGAGTATGGTGGTCCAATTATCCAACCAGTCAACACATGGGATGGTAAAAGAATGGTTGTGAAAGATATAAAAAAATATATACCTCCTACATTGTTTGTTACTAGGTCGACAATTGCTGTAAACAATATGAAGATAAAAGGTGCAAAAATAAAAGTTAATACTGCTATGCCAAGAGTAGCCGGTTTTAAAAATCCATTAGCTTATATGCAGGATGTATTAGGAACAAGAGGAGCTTATGGGAAACAGGTAAGAAATCAAGGAATGAGAGTAAAAAGAAAAGGTGGTATTTCATATAGAAATAAAAGTTTGTTTTCTGCACTTAATAGAAGAGATAGAGGCAGACATCCTGACATGGGAATTAAAAGAGATAATATAGTAGGTAGAAATAGAAGATATTATAAATATCAACAAAGACATGAACCTATTGGTGTAAAAGTTCATAGTACTCATGGAGTACAGTATTCACAAGAATTACAAGACGCATTAGGAGTTTCTTTTGCACCGGCTGAAATAAATGCTTCTATTGTATTTAAAAATGTAGGACAAATTAAAGGTGGCGTTACAGGTAGAGAAAAATTCCTTACTGATTTATTAAGTAATAGAAATCCTTCCAAAGCAGGCGGTGCAAGTAGAGCTGGTTTATTACATGAAGTAGAATTGTTAAATAACATGGGAGAGGGAGAAAGAGCATTTAATGCAACCGCAGCATCAAACTTTATAGACTTTGACCAGTCCGATGTATCAGGTCAATCAGGATTTGGTAAACTATCCGGTAAAAAATTATCTGGTTTTATTAAGAAAAATTATAATGTTCGTGTTGTTAGAGAATCTGGTGCTGGTGGTTCAAATAGATACAATGTTGTTTTGACTGCAAAAAATGCTGGCAAAAGAAAATCACGAAGAAGTCCATCTGATAAAAGATTTAATAAAACTGCTAGAAGACCTTTGCAGAAATTTACAAATGATGATAAGAGATTGGCAAGACTTATGCTCCAGAATGCTAATTATGAAGAGATAATTGATGCTGCCAAGAGATTTAATAGTTAATGGTAACATAGGAGCACTATGGGTATAAAAAGAGTAGGAAGTAATTACGACCAATCACAAAAATTTCCGCCTGATGCAGAAATTATATTTAGAGAATGGTGTGTAAGTACAACTGGTATTACGGATATTGTATCAACTAGAGTAGCAACCAGATTACCTAGAAATGCAACATTACCTTTTTTAACAATATTTAATGGTGGTGGGACAATGATGTCACCTACATCAGAAGCAGCTATAGCTGGAAACACAATAGTTGTTGACTCTTATGCAGGAAGATGGGGTGGTTCTGGTAATACATCACAACCTGATTATGCTACAGCTTATAACTTAGCTAACAAAGTAGCAGAAGAAGCTTTTAAAACTGCAAATACTAGAGTTAAAACACCAACTACTAATACTGCTGCTGTAATTTATGACATGGAGATAACAACTCTACCTTCTCGTATTGAAGAGACTGAAACCGGATTGGGACATTATCAGCTATCATTAATTATGTATTATCGAGGATTAGATTGATATGAGTAAAAAAATTAAAGTAAAAGTTAATCCTTTGTTGTTGGATAAATCAACAGTTAGGGACACAGTTTCTAATATTGTATTTAACCACAATGATTGGGTGGAAGTAGATATGGACATCTGGGAGCGCCTCAAAGATGCAAAGTATAAACAGGGTAAAACAAAAGTCTCTGTTTTGATTGCTGATGAGGAAGAACTAGATGACTCTCCTGCGGAGGAAGACAATGAACCTGCAGAAGAGGAAGTGGAAGACTTCTTTATAGCTGAAGAAGAATAACGACAAAGCAGATTCGACTCTTTATTGAGTCGGCAGAGCTCTGCTGATTAAGTATAAGACTAGATATATAGGAGACAGAAATGTCATATAGTACAAGCGGTACAATTAGTGAAGTATTAATTGGAACTGGTGTTCTCTATATTAAAGACGCGTCTACTTCAAACTTGTCATTTCCAGGGAATGATTCAAATAACTTTGAAAATCCCCAAGGAATGACTGTTGCTTGGGACCAAGTTGGATATTCTGAAGATGGCTGGACATTAGAAGTTGATAAAACTTTTGAAGATGTCATGGTCGCTGAAGAGTTAGACCCAATCAAAACACTCAAGTCAGCACAGGAAGTTAGATTGACTGGTGAGTTAGCACAGGCTTCTCTTGACAACTTTAAAGTCGCCATGGGCGGAGGTAATCGTCAAGCAGATGAAATCGGTGCAGGTCTAAATGGCGGTGCGGGCACAGCCCAATCTGGCTATCATACCTTTAAACCACCTACTGCAGATACCTTCACCGAGTTTGCATTAATTTTGCATGCTGACGGTCAAGCAGGTGCTGACAGACAGTTTTGGATGCCAAGAACAGTGAACACAGGTTCATTTGCAATGGCTCACCAAAAAGCTCCAGCTAAAGTAACTTTAGCTACAGAGTTTAAATTGTTAGTGCCAGAAACAACTGGCTTGAATGTTGGTTCTGATAGTTCAGGTAATTATTACTTGTTCGTAGTAGTCGAAAATAGAAACGACACAGACGAATTAGATATTAACTAATTTAGTTAAAAGATAGGAGAATATAGTGGCAAATTTTAAAGACTTTGATGAGGCTTTAAACGCTGACAAAAAAGAAACATTGCAGTTTAAAGTAGCTGGAAAAACATACGATTTACCGGCTACTTTACCTGCAAGAGCAGTATTAGCACAAATGGGAATGGCGCAAGAAGAAGAACTTACGCTTACTTCCATAGCTGACTGGATAAAAAGCATTGTGGGAGAAGAAAACTTTGAACAAATGCTTGAAGATGGAGTTGCTTGGGACCAAATGAATAGCATGCTTGAATGGATGCTTGAAGCATATGGTTTAGTAACTGATGAGAATGTTGATACTGAAGTAGATGAAGAAGAGGGTGACAACCCAAAATAACTTGGTCCTCTCTGGACATTATTAATCATTGGGGACTTGTAGAAGCAGACTTCTTAAGATTCTATAATATTGACAAACCTCTAGATGTTGAATATAAAAAGTTTCTTAGATTATTAAGAAGCTTACCACCAAACGATTCCGTGTTCTTATCTGTATTATCATCAGAACAAATAACAGTTGATGAAGATACAGGAAAAATGGTAGCTAAAGCTGATTATAACAGCGAATCAAGACAGGCAAAAAGAATGTTACAAAAAGAGCATAAAAGAAGTAATAAAAAAAGAAATGTCATTTCTCTTGATGAAATGATGGGTGGAAAGCAGGGATTTAGTAAATAATGGTAAATGAATCCTTAAATATTAGTTATGAACTAACGCAGACTAAAGTTCAAGACCAAGCAGCAAAGCAATCTGAAAAATCTCTTAAAAAATTAACAGCTGCATCTGTAAATACCCAAGCAACAATGGCAGCTGCAGCAGGTGCTGCAGTAGGTGCTATAGCAGCTATTGGTGGAGCTATGTTCCTTACAGTTGGAGCAGCATCAAAGTTTGAAGAGTCTTTTGCAGGTATAAGAAAAACGGTTGATGGTTCAGAAACTGATTTTAAAAATTTAGCTACCTCTGTTAGAAACTTAGCACAGGATATACCTGTAACTACATCAGCTTTAAATCAAATAGGTGAACTAGGTGGACAGTTAGGTATATCTATTAGTGGTCTTGAAAACTTTATAGAAACAATCGCAAAATTAGGAGTAGCAACAAGATTATCAACTGAAAGTGCAGCTTTAGGTCTTGCAAGATTATCTGAGATATTTCAATTACCCGAAGGTGATATTGATAATTTAGCATCTTCATTAGTAGATTTAGGTAACAACTTTGCTGCATTAGAAGATGAGATATTATCAACTGCTTTACGATTAGCGGCAGGAGCTAAAGTAGCTGGTGCAACTGTATCAGATGTTTTAGGTATTGCTACTGCATTACAAGCAGTTGGTGTTCAATCACAAGCTGGTGGTACAGCAATCGCTCGTGTATTTCAACAAATACAGATTGCTGCAAGTAGTGGTGGTAAACAATTACAGACTTTTACTGAAGTAACAGGTTTATCTGTACAAGCATTTCAAGAATTAGCTAGAGAAGACCCAGCACAAGTTTTAAATATATTCGTTACTTCATTAGCAAAAATATCATCTGAAGGTGGTAATGCTGTTGCAATATTAGATGACCTAGGTCTAAAACAACAAAGAACTATTCGAGCTTTGCTTGCTGTTGGTGAAGCTGGTGACCTACTCGTTAGAACATTAGTTACAGCAGAAACTGCATTCGAAACAAATATTGCTTTGACAGAAGAAGCTGAAAAGCGATTCGAAACATTTAAATCACAAACAAAACTCTTGATGAATGAAATTAATGAGTTAAGAATACAAATTGGTAATAAATTACTTCCAACTGCAAAAGCTTTAGTTAGTACTTTTAGTGCAATAGTCAATGCTTTTCAAAATACTGATAGCGCAAGTACAAAACTATCAGGTGCTCTAAAAATACTTTTTGCTTCAATAGTTGCTGCTTCAGGAGCAGCTGGTATATTAGCTACTACTAATAAATTATTACAACCAATTCTTGTTGCTAATGCTTTGACAATGGAAGAGCTTACAGCAAAAGTAAATAAAAACACATTATCTAAAGTTAAAAATGCTAAAGCAGCAAAAGTACTTGTTACTGTACAACAAAGTTTAGCTAAAGCGTTACCTTTAGTAGGTATAGCTCTAGTAGCAATAACAGCTGGATTTGCAATGTATAGAAGAGCTCAAGAAAAAGCAAATAAAGCAGCTGATGATTTTATACAAGGAAGAGTTGCTAGCATATCAATTACAGATAAAGTTATTGCAAAAGAAAAAGAACTTGCAGATGCTTTAAATCAACCAAATGTAAATCAAGCTCAAATAGATTTTATAGAAGCACAACTAGAAGCTTTAAAAGAAATTGAAGAAAGAATAGCTAAAGGTACAATAAAAGATTTCTTTCAGGGTGCAGGTCTAGATAAACAAGAATCAGAAGCTGCAGCTGAAGCAATAAATAATGTTGGCTCTGCAATTGATGAATTTTTTAAGCAAGATACTGCAGCACAAATAAAATTAGATGTTGCAGGTTCAGATGTACCTGTTTTTCAACTAACTCAGTCAGAGAGAGCATTTGAGGAATTAGATGGATTATTAGGGACTTTAGATACAAGTTTTGCTGAATTAGCTGATAACCCAAATGAATTACTTTCAAATCTAGCATTGCTAGAGATGCAAGGTTTCCCTGCTTTCGAATTATTACAACAATTATTAAAAGGTACAGTTTCAGCTACAAAAATTGCTACAAATAGTTCTCATTTGTTGAGTGAAGCTACTTTAGAAAGTGTCAGTGCATTACAACAAGAATCTTCTGGTTTACAACTATTAACAGAAGCTATGGGTCAAGTAAATCTTAAAGGTGATGCAATGAGAGAAGTTATAGAAGCTGATTTAGAAGCGTTCAATGCGTTAGATGAAAATGCAGGAAAAACAGAAGTAACATTCGAAGATGTTATCGAAGATTTTACTATTTATGTAGATGTCCTTAAAAAATTAGAAGAGGGAAGTCAAAGTGCTGCACTTAGTCAAGAACAGTTAATACAAGCAGCTTTTGATTTATCAGATAAGGTTGACGACAATATTGCTAAAATTGGAGAATTTGCAAATGCGCTTAAAGGTCTTGAAAGAATAGCGCCAATGTCACTCACTCAAATATTTGATGGTTTTGAAAGACTTGATGACAAAACAATATTTGTAAAACAAAGAGTAATAGATTTAGCAAAAGATGGATTTGTTCCTTTAGCAGTAGCTTTATCAGATATGCCTGTAGAAGATTCTATAGGATTAATGCTAGCACTAAGCGGAGCAACCAATGATGAAATTACTGAGTTACAAAATAGAATTATTGCTACAAATAGTGATTTAGCAAATCTTGCTTTAGATGACGAACAAATAAATGCTTTTATTCAAACACAAGAATCTGGTTTGAAAACCTTTGGAAACCTTCAAAGATTTAACGCTATGATTACTGTTGAAACAGAAGCACAACTTGAAAATCAAATAGAAATAAATAATGCTGCAAATGAAGTTGTTCAAATGCTTAGGTCTGAAGAAGAATCAAGAAGAAACATTATTAAGTTACAAGAAGACATTGAAAAGATGCAACAAAATCTTGTTGCTGGTGGAATGACATTAACAAATCAACAAATAATGCAAATTGATTTACTAGAAGCTCAAGAAGGCTTTGCAAAAGCTATTAGAGATTTTGGTAAAGAAGGGGTAATAACAAATGCAGAAGAATTAGATATTCTCAATCAACAAATGGCTATACAAAGAATGAGAGATAAGCTTGAAGGTAAGATGTCTAATCGTGATAAGAAGCGAATCAGAGACAAAGAAAAAGAAGTCAAGTTTCTTAAAATGGCTGTTGAACAAGGTGTTGCTGAGCAACTTGATTTAGATGTTGCTCAAGATGAACTTGATGATTTAAAAAAACCACTATCAGATGCTGACAGAGAAATACTTGCACTAGAGCTTGCTATAGCTGAAGCAGAATTACAGGTAGCTGAGGCACAAGCAGAAAGATTAAATCCATCAGTTGTATCTGCAATGGAAAATTTATCAACAGCAACAAGTGCCTCTAAAAAAGCTGCAGATGATTTAGCAACTGCAGAATTTAACTTAGCTGAAGCTTTAATAGATGCAAATCTTGAAGCAAAAAATAATGAAATCAGAATCCAAGAATTAATTACAAAATATCCTGAACTTAGAGATGCAGTAAAAAGTCTAGCTAATGAAATTGGATTACCACTAGAAATAGCAAACAGTGTAGTTGATGGACTTGATGTTGTCGCCACAAGATATGAACAAAGAGTTGAAGATATGAGAAAAGCTACTATATCTTTGCTTTACGGAGCATCTCCTCAACAAATAGCTAATTCTTTAAGTCAGATGCCTGGATTTGGAAATAATCCAATAATCAATATGTCAAATATACCTTCACCTCAACAAATATTACAAAACCTTGGAATAAATCCAGGAGTAAATCCTTTGACTCAAAGAAGTTCGGGTATCACTAATATGTTTGGAGACCCTATGAATAATTATACTGGTGGGAATGTTCCTGTAGGAAGAGTTTCTCTCGTAGGTGAAAGAGGTCCAGAAGTAATTATGTCAACTCCTGCTGGTACATCAGTTTTCTCAAACAAAATGGGTTCTGGTGTTGGTGGTACTGTTGTACAAAATATGAATGTAAATATTACAGGATTACCTGCTGACCCTATAAGTGCTAGAAAAGCTGCTATGAATATCAGAAGAGAATTGAACAAACTAGAAAAAGAAGGTACTGCTGGTACTGGACTTCGTAACAGATGATAGACAACAAAACCCAAGATAATATGGTACTTTGTGCATATGAGAATTGTTCATATTATTTTTATCAAATGCCTGAGAGAAAATATAGATATTGTCCTGAATGTTCAAGAAAGGATATGTGCTAATGGCTAATACTCATCAAGTTACTATTGGTCATTTAAGCTTTACCTCACCTGGTACTTTAAATTATTCAGGTGGCGCAGGTGATAGGACTTATTCATTAAGTGGTGTTTTAGCACATACAAGTGCTAATAATTTAGATTTGACTGAAAACAAATACATAAGAGATGAACTTGTATCAATGTCAAACTCTGATTATGTTTATCCATTTCAATACACAGGAGATACAAGCGTAAAAGGTTATGTAAAAGTTTCAAGTGCAAGTATTGATATAGCAAGATATGGAGGAGCAGGAATAACTTATAATGTTGAGTTAGAATGGTTAGGTAATCCTGGAGAAATGAGATTTGAATCACAATTTTCTGGAGCAATCATAGACAACAATCACAGTGTATCTTCAACAGACTCACAATATTTTGCTCCACCAGCTGGTGCTTTTTCAATACATATTCCTTCTGTTGGTACAGGTACGGCTCCTGCAGTTGAAGATAGAGTAGCAAGTTATGAAGATGGAACACAAACAATTAAATATTTTAGTAGCGGAACACTTAGAAATAATAATATAGAATTTGAGTGTAATCCTGAAGATTATCTAAAAGGAGCTGTGAAGATAAGTACTAATGGAAAAGTAAGAAATGGTGAATATAGTACAAACTTAAATGTCGACCAAGCAAAGATAGAAAATGGTTTAGTTAAATTTGAATTAGTAAATAGTAATTCACAATCAAGATTTACTACTGCATTATGGGACCAGGACGCTTTTCGTAGTGTAAAAGAATACGCAGTATCTAAAGGTTCTTCTCAAACTGAATGGGATGGTTTTAACAGTGTACAAATAATAAAGAATTATCCTGAGTGCGGTACATTAAGATTTACTTCTCAAGCAAACACTGATGGTAGTGGTAGGTTAGTATTTGATGTTTCTCTTAGAAGAGGTTCTAGATACTTTAGTTTAGTCGTTAGTTCATACGGAACTGCTGACGAAATACATATCGAAAGAACAACTGCAGAAGCAGCAAGTGCAGGCACAGGATATATTGTTGCAACAAGTAACGACTCAGAAGGTAATAAATATATATTAGGTTCACCTAATACAATTACTAATGATTTAACCAATGGGGGTATTCACCTTACTGCTACACAAATGAAAGCTTTTGTAGGTTATGTTTTAGATGGTAGTTCAGCTTCCGGACAAAACACTGCTGATAATATTAGAGACGCCTACTTAGATTTTGTTTATGAGTATGTAAGGACAATAAAGACATGAGCGTTAATGAAAAGTTAATGGCTCCAGGAACATTTAATGTTTTCCTTAAACTGTCAGATACACCAAACTCAGTAATAAATAATATTGTTCCATGGGGTAACCTAGTTCTTACTCCTACACGAGTAAAAGCAGAAGAGTTTACAGATGCTCAACTAAGAAACATGGCAAGATATGTTGGTATCATAACTAGTCAAACTATTGGTGATGAGGGAATTGAAGTTGCTGGTAAAGGTATTCTTAGTTATCTTGGAGATACAGACTCAAGAGGTTTAGTACTTGCAAGAAATGCTGGTGTTGGTGCAGTTAGAAGTTACAGTAACGATACTTTAGAAGATGTTATTGATAGAAGTAATTCTAGTCCCTTTGGAATTTTAAGAGATGAATCTGCTGCACAAAGAGCTGTAAGAAAAGGTACAATCACAGAAGTATCTTTTGATGATACTGTTTTACTTTTAAATTTTGATGGTTCTAATGGAGCAACAACAACTACTGATGGTTCTAACTTTACTTCAAATCAAGTTATTACTTTTAGTGGTACTTCAGAAATATCAACATCTCAAAATAAATTTGGTGGTTCTAGTTTAAAACTTACAACTGATGGTTTTGTAACAGTTGCAGATAGACCAGAACTAGATTTAACATATCAAGACTTTACTGTTGAGTGGTGGGAATATAGAACATCCACAAGTGGTAATCCAACAGCTATAGCAAGAAACAATGCAACATTTTCACCGTACATTATTGGTAAAGCTGTATCAGGAAGAAACAAAGCTTTTATAACACATGACGGTACAAGTTATAGTGCTTCAGAAGGTTTAGATATTGACATGGGTTCTATTGACTTAAATCAATGGAATCATTTTGCTTTATCTAGAAAAGGTGGTTCTTTCAGAAGTTTTAAAAATGGTGTTGTTGTATCAACAGTTGATAGACCAGATTTATTTGTAAGAGTAAGTTCAGATTCTTTACAAATTGGTAAAGGACAAGGAGGTAACTTTTTTGAAGGTTTTATTGATGGTTTAGTTATAACTAGAGGTTCAGCTAAATACTATAACGCATTTACACCAAGCACTAGTGCTCCAACAAAAACTACTGCAAATAAAACTTACACAGGTAAACACTATATGGAGTCTGCTTACAAATCTATCAAGACTATATCTACATCACTTGGTAGTGAATTTAAGATGAACAATGATGGTACTCTTGATGCTGGACCTGCTTCAGCATTATTTTCTGGACATGGTACTTCTACTCCACAAGGAATGATTGTAAGAAGAATGTCTGGACCAGACCCAGCTATAACTGGTTATTCTGGTGTTGATTTATCTACAGAGTTCGTTGCAGAAGATTTCGTAAGTCGTGTCGAGCTAATTGCATCTCAATATGGTAAAGAGATTAATCTTGGACAAGCTGATGAAAAGAGTGTACCTTACAAAGATTTGTTTGGTAACACATTAGAAAGAATACAAATTCTATCAGAAAATGATGTACCTGATTCGCTAAGAGATGTAAGAGCAGAAGCTTATCTAAATGAATATAACAAAATAGATAAAACTTTATCTGTTGGTCTAGAAGATTATGACATATCAGGAGATATTAATGTTGGAGATATTATTTATGTGTATGACCCGGAAGTTGGATTTGAAGATACACAAGCAGATGCAACATTAGAAAATAGAGATAGATTTGAAATAACTTATCAAGGTCAAATACTAAATCCAGTCAAGATTAGAGTTATGGGACTTCAGTTCCCTATAACATCTAGCATGGGTGTTTATTACAGAGATAGAGATGGTGTATATACAGACCTTACAGATTATGTACAGTTTGAAGTTGGTGTAACGCAAATAGATGTAGGTTCTACACAATCAAATATAAATGAAGACTTAAGAGGTTCTGCTTCTGTTATAGCAGTAGGTGGTGCAAATGAATTTACTGTACCAGGAGCACCAACAGGTTTTTCAGCAGCAAAAGGTGTATATCAAGATGGTGCAGGTAGACCTTTTGCTTTTGCAAAATTATCTTGGACTGAACCTAATAACACAGACGGTACAAGAATTACTGACGGAAACTTTTATAGAGTCAGATATCGACAGGTTACTGATGTTGATGGTAATAATTTAATAGATAGTAACGATAACCAAATTACAGATTATGAATATTTAACTGTTGAGTTTGGAACTACATCTGTAGTAATCAAAGGTTTAGGTATAAGTAATACATATGAGTTTGGAGTTGCTGCAATAGATAACTCAGGTTTCTCAGGAGGTTTTGCTGTAATAACTGCAGAGCAAATGCCTAAAGATACTATAGCTCCCCCTGAGCCAGTTGCTCCTACGGGAACTTTTGGTTCTGTTGCTTCTAGCGCAGCTAAGGTACAGATTACTCATAAACTTGGTGCAGCTAAAACTGTAGCTGGTGCAACAATATCAAGTCCTACAAATTTTAGTTTACCTAGAGATATTGACCATTTAAATGTTTACAGAGGAACAACATCTAACTTCACAATAAGTTCAAGTAACTTTGTTGGTGAGATACAAGCAAGGTCTGGTCATATAGATTTAGAAATACCAGCAGTAAATACATTTGATGTAACAACACAAAACACTGCATATTATAGAGTAACAGCAGTAGATGTAGCTGGTAATGAATCTAGCCCATCAACTGCCGCACAAGTAAATGAAGTTTTGATTGATACTGCTTTTATAAATGACGCTGCTATAACAACAGCAAAAGTAGGTACAGCGCAAATTACAGATGCAAAAATTGATACTCTTACAGCTTCTAAGATTACGGCAGGAACTATTAGTGGTAAAGAAATTATTGTTGATACAGATACTGCAACAGACCCGTCTAATCCTGTTCTTGGAAAAATAAGAAGTAGTAACTACTCAACGGGTAGTGCTGGATGGATAATTAACTCTGATGGTTCTGCAGAATTTCAAAATGCTACTATTAGAGGTTCTTTGAATGCTAGTGATATGACAACTGGTACTTTAAATGCAAGTAATGTAGCTATAACAAATTTAAATGCAGATAATATTACAACTGGTACTTTGGATTTCGATAAACTTTCAATAACATCTGCAAATATAATTTCTACTCTAAGTACAAATGCAATATTATCAACAATATCTAATGGTGCAATCGACCAAGCAAAATTAGGAAATATTTCAGCCAACAAAATTACAACAGGAACCTTAGATGCTAATAATGTAACAATAGATAATTTAACGATTGGAACAGGACAAGTGACTGGTTCATTTAGCGGAAATGTTATTAGTGGTGGAACAATAAATGGTACAACAGTAAATGCTGGAACAATTACAACAGGAACACTTAATTTAAGTAACCTTACAGTTTCTGGAAGTATGTCTGCTGACAGAATATCTGGTGGTTCTATAAATGCAAATATAATTACAGGTACCGCAAGTTTAGATGGATTAAATGTTGGCACTGGGGGAATTGCATCTCTAGGCACATTAAGTATGAATAATAAAGATATATTTAATGCTGCTGATGTAGATGTTAACTCTTTAACATCGTCTGGTTCTGTAGTTGGAACTAATGGTATATTTTCTGGTTATGTAAGTGGAGATGAATTTAGAGGTAACAACAATACAGTTGATATACATAGAAGTGGTACAGCTAATGGTATAAAAATATCTGGTAGTGGTTCTGGTGCTTATCTTTATGGATTTTCTTTTTCTGGAACTCAACAAACAATTTATTCTCCTTTTTCTGGTGTTTCAGACGAAAGATTAAAAGAAAATGTAGCTAACTTAACTTTAGGATTAGATGAAATAAATGCACTTAGACCAGTGACATTTGATTGGAAAGCTTCAGATATAGATGATGTTCCAAATGAAAGATATGGTTTTATAGCACAAGAAGTTGAAGAAGTTATACCATCAATGGTTTCCACTTCACCAGCAAAAAGAATTGAAACATCAGAAAATGAAGACGGGGAAATAGTAGAAACAGAGGTAGATAATTTTATAACATTAGATGACGGAACAGAAATTTCTTCTGTTAAAGAAATTGATGAAAAACCCCTTGTATATATGTTAGTAAAAGCAGTACAAGAACTCTCAGCTAAAAATGATGAGCTAGAATCAAGATTGGAAGCATTGGAGGGATAATGGCTGATAAAGTAGAAAACACAAAACCAGAACCAAAAAAGAAAAAAGAGTTTGAATATAAATTACATAGTCATACTGATAAACTCTCAATGCTTTTAGAAATGATGTTTGATTTAGAACAAGCTTTATTCGCTCATAATATCAATATGCTTGATAAAGAACACTCGCAGTATCAAGAGTGGTATGAAAGAAAAGTAGATATTGAAAACGAAATTGGTAGGTTAAGATTTATATATGAAAAATTAGGAGGTGCATGGGAAAATCTACAAGATGATATGTGGGAAGAAATGGTAGACGAGTACGGAGAACCTTTAGATGACACAAACTAACAATATACATACATCAGCGGAGATGGCAACATCTTCAACCTTTACTAATTCTTTTCAAGGTTTTCAGACATCAAACTATACAACTAAGATACAATCATCTCAAGATATATTATTTTTAGACGGTAAGTCTATATTTTCTGATGGTGCATTATCAATAGGTACATCAACAAATAATCCTGTATTTCTTGGAGCTGATTCTACAGCTTATTTCAAAATAGAAACAGATGGTAAGATAAACTTTCTATCTGGAAAAATGTCAATCAATGGAGATACTGGTTCGGTAGGACAAGTATTATCTACTGATGGTAGCGGGAATATTTCTTGGCTTACAGTTGATTTTACACAGTTTGCTTTTTCTAATATATCTGTATCTGGTCAAACCAACATACAAGCTGATTCTACAAGTGATACTTTAACTTTTGCTGGTGGCTCAGGTATAGATATAACTACTTCAGGTTCAACTGTAACAATTGCTAGTTCTTCTTCTGCTCACAATGCTTTTAAATTTATATCTGCAACTACAGGTGCAGGTAGTGCAAGTGGTTCTAATATAGAAGCAGATTCTCAGGGAGATACATTGACAGTTGAGGCTGGTACAGGTATTCAACTCACAACTGACCCAAGTAATGACAAACTTACAATTGCTGCAACCCAATCTGGTGAAGCTAATCAAAATGCTATAACATCTATTGGTGTATCTGGACAATCAACATTATCTGCTGGTCAAGCAACCGACTCTGTAAACTTTGCTTCTGTAACTGATAGAAACATAGTAGAGATAACAACTGATACTGCTAACAAAAAAGTTAACTTCAAAACCAAGTTACCAAGAACTTTAAGTATGAGTGGTAGAATACCAACAAGGCTTAGTGACGGTACACTATCTGGAATGCCTATAAACAATCACTTTGTTAATCGTACTGTATCTGGTGCGGAAGTAAGTGGAGGTGGTACTTCAGTAGGTTTCAGTACAAGAGCAGTTGTTTGTAAAGAATCCGATGGAACTACACATAAAGTAACAATGCCGGCTTCTTCTGACAATGTTCTTTTATTTAAGTTGAGAGAATCAAATGGTTCAAGCACACAAGATTTTGAGATAGACATGGCGGAAAGCAATTTATAAATGGCAGTAAAAACACCGATTAGGTATGTGTTCGATAACAGTGGTAATATCACTGAATTTTCAGAGTTTCAATCTGCAGACTTTATAGGCATATCTGATGGTGGTACAGGAGCTATTACTGCTTCTGGTGCAAGAACAGCTTTAGGTTTAGAAATAGGTGTAGATGTACAAGCATTTGATTCAGAGCTTGCCGCATTATCTGGACTAACTCCTTCTGATTCAAGCATCATAGTAGGTAACGGTTCTACATTTGTTACAGAATCTGGTGCTACCGCTAGAACTTCTTTAGGTTTAGGTGTATCAGATGCAGTGCAATTTAACACAGTTCAGACATCAAACTTAACAATTGGTGGTCCATCTTTAACACTTGAAGGTGCTACAAATGATTCTTTTGAAACAACATTACAAGTCACAGACCCAACTGCAGATAGAACAATTACATTTCCAAATGAAAGTGGTACTGTAGCTCTTACAAGTGACATTACAGCAATAGATGTAGACTTTGCTGGAGATAGTGGTACAGGTGCTGTAACTGATGCACAAACACTTACCATAGCTGGTACAGCAAACGAAATAGAAACTAGTGCTTCCGGGCAAACACTTACAATAGGTTTACCAAATAATGTAACAGTTGGAAATAATCTTACAGTAACCGGAAACCTTACTGTATCTGGTACTACAACAACTGTTAGTTCTAATACTGTAAATATTGGTGATAGCATACTAACTCTTAATTCTGATGAAACAGGTACACCATCTCAAAATGGTGGACTTGAAATTGAAAGAGGAACATCAACAAACAAAACATTTCTATGGAACGAATCAATTGATAAATGGACAATTGGTAGTGAGACTTTTGTAGCTGGTACTGTTGAAGCAAATCTTACTGGTAATGTAACAGGAAATATTACAGGTAATGTAACAGGGAATGTTACTGGAGATGTAACAGGTGATGTTACTGGTAACCTAACTGGTAATGTCACTGGCAATGTGACAGGTAATGTTACAGGTACAGTTTCAAGTCTTTCTAACTTAGATACAGATAATTTATCTGAGGGTTCATCAAATCTTTACTATACAGATGAAAGAGTTGACGATAGAGTCAATGCACTCATCATTGGTGGTGCAGGTGTTGATACTGCTTATGATGATTCAGCAGGTACATTAACACTTACAGCTGATTTATCTGAAATAACTGCTGACCTTACAGAAAGAATTGATGACCAGGTATCTACATTACTTGTAGATTCAGCTTCATCAGGAATAGATATTAGTTATGATGATGCAAACAATCAGCTTACAATTTCTGCAGACCTAAGTGAGATAACAGCAGATTTAAATGAAAGAGTCGATGACCAAGTAAACACATTACTTACTGCAGGTTCAAATGTTTCTTTAACATACGATGATGCTGCTGGAACTCTTACAATAGCTTCTACTGATACAAACACTCAACTTACAACTGAAGAAGTACAAGACATAGTTGGAGGTATGGTTGATGGTGGTACAGAAACAAATGTCTCTGTAACTTACGATGATACATCAGGTAAATTAAACTTTGTATCTACTCAATTAACTACAGAGGAAGTTCAAGACATCATTGGTGGTATGGTAGCCAGCAATACCGAAACAAATATACAAGTTACTTATGATGATACATCTGGAAAACTTAACTTTGCTGCTGATTTACTTACTGAAGAAGCAGTAGAAGATTTTGTTGCTGGAGCTATCACAGCTGGTACAAATGTATCTGTTACATATGATGATGCAGCAGGAACAATAACTATTGCATCAACTGACACAAATACACAACTTACCCAAGAAGAAGTCGAAGACTTTGTTGGAGGTATGTTGGATGGTGATGAAACATTTATATCTGTTGCTTATGATGATACAGATGGAAATATAGACTTTACAGTACCAGTAAAAGATGAAGACGATATGGCTTCAGACTCTGCTAGTCATCTAGCTACACAACAATCTATCAAAGCATATGTTGATACACAACTTACTGCAGAAGATTTAGATTTTCAAGCTGATAGTGGTGGTGCATTATCAATAGACTTAGATAGCGAGACACTTACATTTACTGGTGGTACAGGTATTGATACTTCTGGTTCTGGAAATACAGTAACTTTTGCAATAGATTCAACAGTAGTAACAGAAACTTCTACTGATACTCTTACAAACAAAACAATAAACTTTGACGACAATACAGCAATAATAGAGTTTCAAGTTACTGTTGCAAATACAGGCTCTGGTAATAAATATTATTTAGATGGTGAAGAAACTGCAAATGTACAATTAATTCCAGGTGTAACTTATAGATTTATACAAACAGATAATTCAAACTCTGGACATC